AGAAAAATATTAGGAAGATATGTGATTGGAAATGGTATTGTTCCTTTCTTGGGATATCTGGTAAAACAGATAGGAAGATTGGAAAGATTTATGCACAAACAAGGAATGGATATATACTATCACTACAAAGATAGACAAGATACTGAATTCCTAAATCATATTGAAACGCAAATGAATTATTTTAAAAATTAAAGAAAGGAAAGGATGTGATATAAAATGAACTCGAATTATTAGTTAGTATGTTAGTTAGGTGTTAATATCGTAATCGTAAGAACCTGACACAAAAAATCCCCCACTCGAAAGAATGGGGGATTTCTGTTTATAAGTCAATTATGAATTAAACTTATTCAGGAAACGCTGCACCTGTTGGTTGTATTACGAAGTCTAATACGATGAATTCAGCAGTTCTTGTAGGTTGGATAAATATCTGTCCTACTAACTGATTTCTATCAACAACATCTGGTGTGTTGTTAGAATCATCCATCACAACTTTAAATGCACTCAAACCACTATTCTGTTGAACTTGTGATAAGAATGGATTAACAATTCCTAAGAATCTGTTACGAGTTGCTGCTGTATTTTGTTCGAATACCAAGAATCTTGAAGTAGATGCGATAAACTTACGAAGTCTAATCAACAATCTTCTTACATTGATTCTATCTAAAGCACTTGGTTTTCCTTGTAATGTTTTTTGTCCAAACACTACAACACCTTGACCTGGGAAAGATGCGATTGGATTTACACGACCTTCATAGAGTTCATCTCTTTCAGTATGTGTTAATCTTGTTTTCGCTTCTAATACAGAACTTAAACCACCACGATTTAAACCTGCTGGTGCAAACCACTCATGTGATACACTATCATTGAACGATAACACACCTGGTAACACTACTGATGGCGGTACCCACATTGGTTTATTCTTCACTTCGTCAAGTATCTTGACCCATGGATAGTAAACCGCTGCATAGTTTGTATCGACTGCATTGATATCACTCACTGCGTTATTTACACTTCTACCCCATCTT